GTTAAAACAACACGTCTACAAGCCATAGCCGCAACAGAATACCATTGAGAATCTTTAGTTGATTTACCGTTTTTATCAAGAATATTGTCGGTACAGTTAACCGATGAACCAAAAGAACCTTTAGATGTTTTTGGTGTTGCAACCTCATCTTCACCAACGGTAGTTACATTAGGAAACGTTAAAGTTTTACCAACAAATTCACCTAATTTAGTTGTTTTTAAATATTCAATTACTGAATTAGCTCTTCTTTTTGATAATGCTACATTATATGTTTTACTTGCCGGGGCAGATGCCGCGGCTCTTAAAGACATTTTAATTGTCCCTGTTTTCTCACTTAAAATTTTAAACGCCTCCTCAACAAAACCTGTATTTATATAATTAAAATTATCAATAACAACATTTTCAAAAAATTGTTTAACATTAAGATTTGTACTACCTGATGCAAATGTTTTACTTGATATTGCAACATATTGGTCTTGATTCATACCATAGGTATAATTATCATAATTTGACTTATACGTTGAATCCGGAATTACGGCTGTTTTATTTTGTGGTCCCGGAACATCATTATCAAAATAAAAACCAAAATTATTATATCCACTTAAATCTGCCGTGGATAGTTCAGCATTTTGCTTGGTTGATGATGTTCCCGGTGTACTTTTATCCGTAATAGTTGCGGTTCCTTTAACACTACTCATAATTTGTTTAGCGGTATCACTATCCAAATTAGGATTATTTAATATCTGTTGATAAGTATATAAATCTTTTGTTGGTACAGTATTAAACTTTTTAGCTAACTCATAAATATCATACTTAACACAACCCGCAAAAAATGAATCTATAATTGAATTTATTCTTTCTTTATTTTGCCCTTTCAATTGTTTTTCAACAAGAATATTCATAACAGAAGGGTGGTCAACAATTATTTTCCAACTTAATGTACCAATTCTTCTAGTATCTTTATATGTATAAATTGGTTCCGGTCTACCCAAGAAAGATGTCTCGGTCCAGTTAGCGTTACTATTATCAGTAAATTTAATATCATACGGTGGAAACCACATAACTCTACCCCCATTAGGACCTTTTTCACAAACAGGTAACTCATCATAAGTGTATCCTTGTTTACTTGAAGTTCTCCAAGCTAAATTCTCAATTGAAAACATATATTTTTTAGCATATCCCCCAATACCATTTGGTCCATCAGCAATAATGTTTGTCGACCCCGGATTTCTTGTTGGTGAAATGTTTAAATTAAATGTGTTATCAAAAACAGACCCCGCATATTGTCGACCACTTGTTGTTATACCATCAACTTTTTGTAAATCATTATAAGTGTAATATGGAGTATCTTTAGTAAAAACTCTACAATATTCAATACCGGCTTCACCTCCGGTTGTTTGGTCTTTATACGACACAACCTGAGAACCTTTAGTCATTTCTTTATATCCATCGTGGAATACTTTACTAACTTGGTTAATAGCGTTACCAACGTGTTTTAATCGTGTAATACCTTGCACATTATCAGCAGAATTTACTAATCTTTGTGTTTGGTCTAAAATTGACGTTTTTTTGAAAGTTATATTTGTCGATTCATCACGAGTATAATTACTACTAATTAAATTAAATTCAGGGTCAGCAGAACCTGAACCACCACCAGGGGTCGCTTTAAAACCTGCGTTTGGTTTATATTTTGGTGATGTCCAAACAAATTGACCATCAATACCACCACCATCACTTAATGATTTAGCCGCAAGTCCAAAATTAAGAATATCTTGGTTACCTTCATATAAAATACCTAATTCCGATGGACCATATACCGGAACATCTTCCTGTTGTCCAAAAGCGTTAACAGGAACTTGATTTGGCGGAGAAGTTATTGTGGATGGTTCAGAATTTCTACTACCAACATAATAACCCCCAACCAACGTTCCATTATCGGGATTAATTAAACTAACGATTGCTTGTCCAACACCTAATAACCCACCAAAATTTTTATCATAACTTGGTTGATAACGGTTGTAATTAAGATTTCTAAATAAAACAGACCTTTGTCCATTTCCGGTATTTGCTAAAAATATTTCAGAAGGATTTCTTTTAACATTTAAAATAGGTCCTAAAAATCCACCTGTTAATTGATTAACAACATTTAATGCTGTTGATGTTTGTTGTGTTTGACTATTTCTTGTATTATCGGTAAAGTAATCACCCGGAATTAACGAAACAGGCCAATACGCACCACCTAATCTTGTTATTAAGTCAGCGGCTGCCGTAATAGGGTCCTCAGGTGACGTAATCTTCCAATTTCTATAAACTAAAGGTTCTTGTCCGGATATAATTAAACTAGCTTCAAAAGGGTCTTGTAATGATTGTAGATTAACTTGACCAACTGTGTTTATAAAAATTTGACGAGCAATTCTATCTTGGAATAATTTATTTAATTGTTGAGCCCCTAATTTTGATAAATACGAATCCTGAGATAATGAGCCATTACTACCCGTTGGGTTTGTTGATAATAAAATTGCATATGGTGAATATGATGAGGGAACAAATGGAAGTGGTAAATACGGTTGATGTATTGGTTGTCCCAATATTTGAGTTGTAACTCCATACATATCATTAAACCCACCAACCGGTCCATAGTAATTATCAATATATGCCGCGTCAATAAAGAATTCATTAACCAAATCTAATACCGTATCATTAGGACCATACTCACCTTGATTTGAGTTAACAGGTAATGGTGCACCATTATAAGTTATTTGTAAATTATAACCCCCATTAGGTCCGTACTCATTTAAGGGGTATAATTGATTTGCAAATGGGTCGTTAGCAATTAATTCATTTGGAGAATCTATTACATTTGAAACGTTTAAAACAGTTTCATATGTTAAATTACCAACAGGTGGCGAATATACTCCGGCAACGTTATAAGGGGCTAAATTTTTAGCCATTAAAATATCTCTAAACGAAGACGATGACGCAAATGATAATGTACTTGGCATATTTTTTTTCTTTTATAATAAATAGATTAAGAACCTATTTTAAATGTATTTCAAATTATTAACATTAATTAATCTTTTTTAGGTATAGGTGCCCCAATAGGATTTTTTGTAGATTCACCAACGATACTAATCATTTTTTGTTTAACATCAGAATTTTCAAATGCCTGAAGAACTTGTTTAGTGTCAATATTAGGATTATCAGAACTTATTTTAACATTTAAATTAACATCCATAGCTGAATTTGACCCTTGAGCCCCATTTGAACCACCCGCACTATTAGTTCCAACACCACCTCTCGGTATTTCAGCATTTCTTGGTTGTGAGATACCCATAGCAACTTTAGCCGCTAGAATCGAATCACCAATTATTGGTAAATCTTCTGTTAACTTATCCGCATTCATTTTTAAATTTGTAAACGAATCTTTTAATTCTTTTTTGATAAAACCTCCAAAATCAGTTAAAACCGTATTTAAATTAACTGATGATGTTCCATTATTTGCAAATTCAGTAATAGCGTTACTTAAAGTATCCGCTAAATTATCGATACCTTTACCAATATTTTTTGAAGATAAACCTTCACTAGGTGTTTCTTTAACTAACTCGGCACCTTTTTTAGCCGTACTTATTATTTTTCCACCAAGTTTACTACTCGCCAAACCTAAACCTGTTCTATCACCTAAACTATTGATTGCCGCGGTAACATCTTTTGTCGCAGACAATTGTTCTTTAGCCAAATCTTCCATTGATTTTGGTGGGGTATTAGCAGCTTTTTCAATAGCGGCAACATCATCTTTACTTAATTCAGATACATTTTTTTCTTGTGATTTACCTTCCGCGTCAGTAAATTTAACCTTATATTCACCTCCAGCACCCATTTCTGCCATATTGGCAATCATTTTCTTTTGGTCTTCGGGTACATCGGGAAATGAAATTTCTTTCATTTTTTTATCTAAATCAGCACTACCTAACGCCATTTTAGCTAAAGTACCACTAGCTAACCCCATAGCTTGTTCGACTTCTCTCATTTGACGTTTAGCTCCCGGCATAATTTCAAAATGTCCATCTTTTCCAAGTTGGACAAATTGCTTACTCATTTGAGCAAGTTGATTTTGTAACTCGGCAGGGTCATTTTGAGATAAGTCCATTAATTTTAATGGGTCTAATAATGAACTTTGAGAAACACCTAATCTTTGCATTGCTGCAGCAACTTCAATAGCACCTTCAGGATTAAACACTTTTTCAGCAAACCCTAATGTCTGACTCATATCAATTCTTAACGATGTTGCCTGTGCCGCCATTTTTGCTAAACCTTCAACACCACCCGCAAAATTATATTTATTAAGGGCGTTCATATTACTTAAAACCGTTTCAGAAACCGCTTTAGCATTAACTCCAGATTCTCTTGCAACATTAACAACTTTTAACATTTCTCCGGTCGCCTTTCCGGCTCCAATACCCGCATCGGCCATACCACCAACAATTTGTTTTACACTTTGTCCGGTAACTTCCATTGTCGCATATAAATCTTTAGTAGTTTCTTCAGTTAAAATAACATTTCTACCTAATTCCTTAGCAGCATCTCTTTGAATCGTAAGAACATCAGCAATATCCCCACCTAATTTTCTTACTGAGGTAACTGAGTCCGACATACTTGAACGTAATATGTCCGCCATAGCTTGACCTTGACCAAACTGTTTAATCATTTCTCTAGAAGCTTCGTCTAAAGTCATTACTACTTTAGCAATTGACTCCGGGTCAATATTTGACTTAACCGCTTTTTTAGCGTAATCTAATGGTGATTTACCTCCGGGTGTTGTTGACTCGTCTCCTGTTGCCATAATTAAATGTGTTTATAAATAAATACACCAAACATAGTTTTTAACTAACTAGTCTGGTGTATTATTATCGATTAATCTGTTTAATATGTATTTTCTAGAATATGTCGGCATTGAATAGAAGTCCGAATATGATACGTGAATTGATTGAGCCAAATACATATATTCCTCAATCAATATTTGTCGGTAATTAGAAGAAAGGACGAAAAAAGTCCACCCCAAAGGCAATCTCGAAAGATACCAATTCTCCTGATGGGGCGATTACACTTCTTTTTAAATCCAATGACGGCTCATTATCTTTTAAAAACTTTCTTATGTATTTTGAATCCATAATTGGTAATGAATTTACAAATAAATCTATTTTTGACCTATCTTGGTTACCATCTATCTCGACAATATGTTTTTGCAATTTCCAAGTAATTCTTGGGGCTTGTAATCCTGAAGGATATTGGTCAGCCATTTTATCTAACTCAATGGTGTCGTTAAATGTTGTTGGTTTTAATTTTACTGTAACACCGGTTCTTGGTAATTTAGTTGTAAACGTTCCATCTTCATCAGGTTTAACCTCAGTTTTTCTAATGTTTAATTCATCTAAAGTAATTGTACCAACAAATGGTTTATCTGTTGCGGGGTCAATTAAACTTATACTATATTCAGACCCAAATGAAGTATTTCTTAAAAATATTAAGATTGCCTCAACATCACCATCCAATAATTCTTCAGGGCGTAAATCGTGTTCATAAATTTTATTTCTTAATAATTTTAAAATTATATTATCACTACTACGACTAGCACCAATTAAATAATTTTCATCATTAGCGGTTAAGTAACCAACTTTAATTGATTTCTTTTTTGATTTGTAAAAAACACCACCGGTTGGTAGTTGAACCACATCGTGTGGTAAATTAAAATTTTGCGTTCCTGCGTCTATTAAATTTTGTTCCATATATTTTTGTTTTTATTATAAATAATAAGAAATGTTTTTTTTATATAAATAAAAAACCCCACATAATTAAATGTAGGGTTATATATTTGGTTATTAACAAATTAATAAACTAATACACATCTATCCATACGGATTGTTGCCGAAATACTTGCAATTGCGTCGTCACTATAACCTAACGAATCAAAGTTAACATCACTTAAGAAAGAACCTTCTAAAATCCATTTTTCCACAACAACACCTGTTGGGTCTAACATTTCAAGGTCAATATTTTTCTTGTACCCCGCAGCATATCCCATACGACCTGTAACTGACTCAGCACATAAACGAACCCATTCCATTAAAGCTTGTGACGCTGACGGTCCAATAGGGTCTCTAAATTTAACTTGAATTGTTCCCCAAGTAAAACGACCTGCAACATATGTTGAAGTGTTTAAAAAAGGTATCTCAATGTCTTTAATTGTTATATGTGGTCTAGCAGCCGTTTCTACGAACCATTCGTTAATCCCTAAAGTAGAAGGGAATCGTACAATAAACCTGTTTTTTCTTTTTGGTTCATACGGTATGGGCATTTTCATCAATAAATCAGCCATTTTCTATTTGTTTTTTAATTTTTATTTTTTTATCTTGTTTATTATAAATATAACCTATTTAATTTTTTTCTCTTGACTTTTAGAATTAAAAAATCTATCATTCTAGAAATCCTAGTTTTTATTTATTAATAGTTTTTATTTATTAATTATTTTATAATAAATATTTTAATATTCTTTTTTAATGCCTCCTGCTGTTGAATATGTTTTAATTATATTCTCTGGGTCTTGCTCAAAATGTTTTTTCACTACATCCACATTTTTTAAGTCGTCATCAGAAAAACCTATCTTAGGGATAAAATAATTGTTTATTTTATTTTTTAAGAAAGCTTTCTTTTGTATATGTTGAGACATTTCCTTAACATAATGAACAAACTCTTTTAATGCGTTAATTTTACCTTGTTCCGGATTTGTTGCGGAACCTTCTCCATAACTTACAGGATAAAATCTACATAAATCCAAATATTCACGAATCATTTCTCTTTTAGATACACTTTCTTCGTCCGCTAAATCACGATATTTTTCTAAATTTCTAACTAATTCGTCTGAATCAATACCATTTGTGTTTGATACAATATAGTTATAACAAGCCTCTTTTAATATTGAAGGAGTATGTCCTCTAGCCGTAACTATTGAAAAAATTGAACCGTTATTAATTGCCTCAACAAAATCTGCCCAAGCCGGACCTGGTTTTGCGGTTATCGCATCAACAATAAATTGTTTATCACCTTTTATACCAAACCATTTAAAAGGGTCGTTTGCAAACCCCACTATTGTATGTCCGTCAAATTCAAAAGGTTCTTTTCCAATTTCTTCTCTGTAAGTCGCAAAATCTTCGGTAGACATACCAACTTCATCACCATCTTCATCTTTTAATATTATTTTGGTCGGCATCGATACAATATTGTCATCCCAATCAAATGCGTAATATTTTTCATCGGGTGCACCAAACTCATCTATTCCTTCAACTATTGTATTTTTTAACATAATCTTATATTAAGGCTGAATTATGACCCACTATTACAATGGGTCATAATTTTTTTATTATATATTCTCGAAAGAAGCTCCTGTTGGAGTAATATAGAACGTAATGTCTATAAATTCTAACGATTTGGTTGGTTTGATATAAATCTTACCTGTCATTTGATTTCTGTCTAAATCAGCAACGTCTGACGAAACTGTTACACGGAAGTCATATAAACCTCTGTCTCTTCTGATAGCATCTAAGATAGGATTAACCGCATCTAAGAAATCTTGTCTTACTTTTTGGTCGTTTTGTTCAAACAATAATCTTACAGATACCGCAGAAATCAATTTACGAGCTTGAAGTAATAATCTTCTTACGTTAATTCTATCAAGTGCTGATTGAGCTACTTGTAGAGTTTTATTACCCCAAATTACTGTTCCAACGTCTGAGAATGTAGCAATTGGATTAATACGTCCTTGGTAAAGAGTATCTCTATCTTCTTGAGTAAGTTTCTTTCTCGCTTTAACCGCGTTTACAATACCTCTCGTGTAACCTGCCGCCGCGAACCAAGGGAACGCAATGTTATCAGTTAACGCCAAGTTTCTTGTAACCTCAGCTGTCGGTGGTAAATAAATTTGAGTGTTATTTACACTATCTCTTGTTAATACCCAAGGGTAGTAAGTTGCCGTGTAGTTAGAGTCAATACCACTTTCTTCTAATATATTTACCGCCTCTTGTGGGTAAATTAACGCACTTGGGTCAGGAGTTGGAATAAATAAATCACTATCCGCCGTTGTACAAATATATAATGAGTCAGCTCTGTTGAACTCTATCATTTCAATTGCTTCAGCAATTAAATCAGAGTTGTTTGAGTAATCAATACCCGGAGTAACAAATAAATTAATATTAACTGCTTCAGGATTTGAGAACGTTTGTTGACCTAATAAGTAAGCGTAATAATCAGAATTTGCGTAATCAACAGAATTGTTCCCTACAGTAATTTGTTTAAACGCTCCCCAACCTGATGCTGTTGGATATCTGAAATCTTGACAAGCCCCGTTTAAGTAACCTCTTCTACCTAATTTAAATGTGTCTGTATTACTTCTTGATTCTCTATAGATATCCCAACCATCAAAACCTCCTTGTACTAGTAATGAAAATTTACGTGAGAATACTCTGTAGTAAGGACTTGCTTCACTTGTTGGGTCAGATGTGAATGTTGCATCACCAACATAATATGCTGGAGTTCCACTTGTGGTGAATGCGTTTGATATTGTAATTCCACTCGCATTTTTATCCATATGATAACCTTTAGTTAGTGATAACCATTCAGCCGCATCACTATCAATACAAATATTTAATGGTCTTTGTTTTCCTTTATATTGGAAGAAATCAACATCATATCCTGCACCGTTTCCTGTCGAAATACCTAAGTAAGTTCTACGAACATTATCACCCGGACTTAATGTTGCATCATTTCCACCTGAACTTAATCCAAATGGAGGGTCAAACACAACCTCACCAGGGTAATCATATTTAGTTTTATAAATTGGGAATGGAGACCTTGATGAACCATATTGTCTAAATTTAAACCCTTGGAATCCGCAAGGTAATGTGTCAATTGGAGCGTCTTCATTCATTTCTACCATAATGTATTTAGAATTCAACTCATACTCACCATCAGTTGTACCAACTTTCTTCGCCACAAACGAGTTATCATTCGGGTTCATAGTACAATTTGTGAATTTCTCAATAACTACCGGATTATTATCCGTATCAAAGAAATCTCTAACCAAAATATCAAACGTTAAATTACCGAAAGACATATTTGCTATTGAGATTTTAACTTCAGTGTTTGCCGCGTTACCATCAGAAACAGTTGCAAATCTAAATAAGTTAAATACTTTACTACCTCTTAATTCAGATACAACCCACGGAGATACCGGTGTTTGGTATTTTTCTAAGTAATAAGCGATTGATGATGAGTTACCATTGCCCGCAGCTCTTGGTAAATCTAATAAATTACAATTTAAACCTCTAATATAACCTTTGTTATAACCATAGTTTAATAAGGTTTGAAATCTTTCTTCAACAAATACAGGAACTGTTGTTCTTGGT